ATGCCTTTAATCCATTTCTAAGTTTTCTATACTTAGAAACATTGTTCATTATCTCCTTGTTTAGCTCTTTTTGAGCTTTTAGAGTTCTTTGAGCCTTTTCCATTTTCTGCCTAGCAACTCTTAAATTTTTAACTTCATTAGCTAATTTTTTTAAATTACCAGGTAAAGACTTATCAATAACTCCTTGCACTCTCATAATCAAATCCATTTTCTTTCCCAACAATATCACCTCCTTCTTTTTCTTAGAGTTTCTTCAACTGTTTCTACAAGTTCTCTTATTCTGTATATATCACAACCCATTAAGTATGAGTATGAAATATTCATATTCACTCCTAATGGATTGTTAAGTTCTACTATTAATTCATCTAAAAGTTTTGCATGTTCTCTTTCAAGATCTTCTATTAATCTTCCTGCAAAAAATCTCTAACTTCATCTCTTACCTTTGCAAAATCTTTATATGAAAGATTTAAGAATGTTTTATATGAATGTGCTGATACATATTCTGCAACTAACATATAATAAAAATCATCTAGTTCTTCTACTAATGTTGCTGATTTTTTTCTTAATTTCCCATAATTTTTCTTTATATCAATAATTGAATTTCCAGTTAATTTTCCAAAATCAAATGTTATTTCTCTACCATCAGAAAGTTTAACTTTTCTAACTAAACCTTTTTCTTCTTTTGTTTCTTCAACATCATCTTTTTTTTCATCAACTGTTGATTCACTTATTCCGTTTCTTTTATTTATTTCTGCATTTGCTTCTCTTAATTCTTTATCAAAATTTCCCATTTTTCCTCCTATTAAGATAAAATACTTCTAACTTTTTCATATAAATCTTTACCATTTACAATAGCTTTTTTGTTATACACATCAATTTCATGTATAACTTTTCCTTGAATTTCTTCTTTATAATAAGTTAATGAAAACTCTAATTCTGTTTCATTCTTAACAGCTTTTCCTATATCTCCACCACTTGTTTTTATTCTTTTTCCTTTAAAAGAATAAATGGCTTCAACTTCATCATTGTTATGAGTTTCAGAATCCTCAACTAATATTGCTGCTTTTGCTGTTAAATTTACATTACTTCCATATTCAAATGCTATGTCCTTACATCTATTCATAAATTTTAGCTGTAATTTCATAGCATTAAATGCTGTTGGAATAGGTTCATCATGTTCTATTACACCTAATCCACTTATAGTTTCAGTCTTATGCTCTATGTCAGGCAATGTAATAGTTGCTATTCCAACTAATTCATCTGTTCCATTTAATCTTATAATTGCATCTTCAATTATTGTTGACCTTATCATTTACTCCTCCTATCTTTGAAATAATAATTTTAAATATTTAGAGTCATACTCTAATCTAAACTCTAAACTTTCTCCTGGAATAATTGCACCTAAATAAATATGCCATTTGAATTTTCCTGCTATCATATCTTGTTCAGAATTTTCTTCAGGTTTAAATTCAACTCTTCCACCAAGTAATTTGTTATCATTAGTTAAAGAGTTTAGCCAAACATTTATATTAGTTTCTATGCTTTTGGCTTGTGAAGGTGTCATTCCCTTATCAACTTCAACTGTATTGTTTAGCATTATTGTATTTCCGATATACTTGAACATTCTTTTAACAGGTATCCAAACATCTTTTGGATCTGTTTCTCCACCAGGTTGAAATACAGAGGTTCTATTTCCCCAGAATACAGTTCCATTTGGCTGTCTTATTATTGTAGAAATTCCATTTTCGTTTAATAGATTAGCTTCAGCTTCATCTAAATTAACTTTTTTAAATGTACTTCCTTCATAATATCCAACACCTTGCATTTTAATATTTTTATTTGAAGGACTTTCACAAGGAACTCCATCAAATTGTGCATCTACTGATTGCATATGTAATGCCATTACTGTTGAAAAGTGAAATACTTCATCTTCAAGATAAGGACAACCCCAAGTTATTGCTTGGTCAGCATCTATATAATTTTTTTCTTTCTTAAATGCTATAACATCTCCATACTTTGTTGTATTTGGCATTTCAGGAATTGACATAGATGCCCATTTATCATTTATAACAGCTGATTTAGCATCTAATGCTACTCTTATTTTTGCTGTTGAAAAATCAGGAGCAACTACACAACTAGGTATCATTGAATATTTAGGGAATATTTCCTTTAAACATTCAAGTCCTTTTGCTTCTAATGTTTGTGGATCTATACTTCCAATTACATCAGTTTCTTTTAATTTGCTAACATCTAAGAAATTATATGAAACTTCTAATTTTTTAACTGATGTTTCAGTTTTTGCTAATGTAATTATTAATTTTCCTTCATTGTCAAATGAACAAGAATATTTTTCTTTTGCTATCAATGTAGATGTTTCACCATTTTTAATAATCAAATTTTCATCATTTATAATTCCAATCTTTTCAAGAGTTGCTTTAAAATCTTTTACAACAATATCTTGCTCAGTATGAGCAGTTTTATGCTCACCAGGGTTTAAAACATTTATAACAATAATAGGTTTTACATTATATACATTAAAAGCTAGGTATAATGCTTCATTGATTGTAAATCCTTTTATGTTATTAGCTCCTCCAAAATAAGTAGCTGCATCTTTTGAGTTTTGAATAAGAATAGGTTTATTAACACAGCTCATATCTCCCATGTTAATAGTTCCTGTTCCAACTATTACAGTTGGTGTCTGAGTTTCTGCAAATATTTTTAAGCCTGAAGGCATTTCTTTGTAACTTGTACCATGTTGAAACTTTGCCATTTTTCCTCCTATCTATTTTCACTATATTCATCTAGATCTATGAAATTTTCCTTAATTTCATCATATTCTGATATTCCAGTTTCTATTCTTTTTAACTGTTCAGAAGTGTAGAAACCTTTATGCTTTAAGATAAAACCATCTTTTGTAAGTTCTTCACCAATGTAGATATAAGTTTTATCTTCTTTAATCTCTTTTTTAGTTTCAATTTTTATTTCAGTAATTACTGAATTTTGAGTAACTACTTCTGTATTGGGTGTTTCAGTATTTACATTTATTTCTGTATTATTTGTTGTTTCTGTTGTTTCAGTAACTGCTGATTTATCTTTCTCTTTATCAGTTTTTAATGTTGCCATTTTTCCTCCTTATCTTTTGAAACTCCTCTTTCAGTTTCTTCTATATATACTGTATGTGGAACAGTTGGAATATTTAATTGTAAAAGAATGTCATAAATCCAAAAGTCTCCACCAGTCATTTCTTCATTTAAGAAAGCTTCAATAGTCTCTAAATCTATTGAATAACTAAATCCATCTTTTCTTTCAATAGCTGAAGAATTTTTTGTGAAATATGCTACTAGATATTCAGCTATTCCAACTATTTCATAAAATCCCTCTTCATAGTCCTTATTTTCTGTTCCTAATCTAATTAAAAATGTAGCAATTTTAGAAGTAACTGCACTTTTAGTTTTTTGTACAGATTTTATTGGTCTTATAAGAACAAAAGGAAACTTATCTCCTTTTTTTTCTCCAATCTTTCTAACTTCAGCTTCAAGATCATCAGGTTGAAGATAGCTTCTATAAAAATTAAAGTTTTCTATTTTAGCTTCTCCAAATGCTTTTTTTATAGCTTTTTCTAGTGCTAAGCTGTTTTTTCTAAGTGGATTTATTCCCTCCATAATTCATCTATCCTTTCTTCTAAGACTTTTGAAAATATTTTTTGAATTTCTTCATATACTTTTTCATCATCAATTTGTAATCCCATACTTCTTACAGATAAAGATGTTGCTAATGTTATCTTATGTCTTTCTTTTCCTACTCTAAACATAAGTTTTGGATTTCCAGTTTTCCAAAAAGCCCAGAATAATGTTTTCCAAGTCATCTCAGGTCTTGGTTTTACTATTTTAGTTTTTATATATTGTTTACTTTTCCCAGGATTTGGTTTAGATATTGCAAATTCAGAAACTTTATTTCTTTTTGTACTTCCTAAAAGAACACCATCTGTTGATGTTATTTTTGATTTTAAAGAATTAGCATCAACTTTTTGTTGTAAAGAATACCTTGATTTTATAAATTTCTTTTCTTCTTTTTTGGCATAATTGATAGCTTTTCTTAGTGCTTCTTTTACAATTTTGTTATCCATTCCTGA